ATTCGATCACTGATGAAAGATTGTGATACATATCGAGAACTTGGTACACACCAAGGTGCTAGTGCGGCCTATGCTTGCCTTACCAATCCAAAGTCAGTAGAATTGGTTGATATATCGTTTGAGAAGTGGAGACCTTTCCAGAGACTTTTTGAAGATTATTGTGCTGAAAACAATATTAAGTTTACGATACAAGAAACTTCTTCTGACAACCCCAAGACTGCTAGACACGTTGATCTGTTGCTTATTGACAGTATGCATCAACCCACGCATCTAGTCAAAGAGTTGAAACTACATGGCCCCGTTGTGAAGAAGTATATTGTACTACACGATACCTCACGTCTGTTCGGTCAACCAGACGATAGACTTTGGCAGGTCGCTGATGCTTGGGTCAACACCGGAATTTCACCTTGGGAAGTGATGAAACGAGAAGAAGCAAACGTTGGTTACACTGTATTAAGAAACACGTTAAACACGCCACTGCGACCCTTATTCTGTAAATAACAATTCTTATAAATAAAACTATTGAACATAAACGTATTATGATAACCGTATTATTCGTTAACGAAACTAAAGGAAAATGTTATGGCTGTTAAACCATCATCTCCTGCAATCAATATCAGTGAAATCGACAAGACGGCAATTGTGCCCGCTGTTGGTTCTTCTGGTGGTGGATTCGTAGGAAACTTCCGTTGGGGCCCCGTACACCAAAGAACACTAATTGCTGATGAAACAGGATTAGTTAGTACTTTTGCGGCACCTAACGACGCGAACTCGGTAGATTTTCACTCTGCCGCGTACTTTCTTAAATACTCACAAACACTACAAGTCGTTCGAGAGAACAACGGTGGATCTAACGCACACAGTGCATTAGTACCATTGACCTCTGACTCTGCTACTGTGAACAACCTTTCTCATTGGACGAACACTGTATCGTCTTCTGTTGGTGAAGGTGGATCAAAACTATCTACTGGTACTTGGATTGCAAAATATCCCGGAGAATTAGGTAATGCATTGACAGTATCTTTCTGTCCTGCTGATTCTGCTTTTGACCACTTCAATAAGCAAACCGATGGGTCTGGTCACGTCAATGGTTGGGCATACGCAGGACAATTTGATGGGAAACCGGGAACAAGTGCTTACGCTCTTGCTAATGGCGGTACTAACGATGAAGTCCACGTTGCGGTAATTGACCGTACTGGTGCTATCTCTGGAACTCCCGGATCTGTACTAGAGAAGTTTGAATACCTCTCTGTTGCTAAAGGTGCCACGACTTCTGATAATTCACCTAACTATATCTCAGACGTATTGAATGGACAATCTCAATATATCTGGAATGGTTACTTCGGTGATGACTCTGCGTTCGGTTCTTCTTATAGTAATGTTGGTGCTACTTGGGGATCCGCTACTAACGTTGCTTCTCCTGTCGAATATGGGGTAGGAGATGGAACTGCTCTTCCTGATGCTGTTCGTTCTGTCAACCTTGGTTCTGGCGACGAAAGTGCCGCACTAGGAAATACAGAGTTTGGTTTAGGATATGATCTGTTCGAAGATAAACTTCAGACTGAGATCGACTTCCTTATCGCTCCACAACATGGTTCTGCCGGAGACGGTGCAACTGTTGTGAATGATCTAGTATCAATCGCAGAAGCAAGAAAAGACTGTGTAGTAGTAACATCTGTCGATAAGACAGGTATCGTGGGTAAGACAGACGCACAAGCAACAACTGCCGCTGTAACATTTGCTAACTCGTTAACGAAGTCATCTTACTTAATCTTAGACAACAACTTTATTAAAGTCTTCGATAAGTACAATGACAAATATATCAACCTCCCTGCCGCGTCAAGCACCGCAGGACTAATGGCGGCAACTGATGTTATTGCTGATCCTTGGTATTCACCCGCAGGTCAAAGGCGTGGTAACTATCGTGGTATCACTGATATTCTCACTAACCCCAACCAGACTCAACGTGACTCACTATATAAAGCAGGTGTTAACCCTATCGCGAACATTCCCGGTACTGGTTTGATCTTGTATGGTGATAAGACTCTTCTGGGTAGACCTTCTGCCTTTGACCGTATCAACGTGCGTAGATTGTTTATCGCAATTGAGAAGTCTATTGGAGAAGCGGCAAAGTCTGTAATGTTTGAATTCAACGACGAGTTTACTCGCGCAGAGTTCGTGAACATTGTAGAACCCTTCTTGCGTAGAGTTAAAGGTCGTAGAGGTATAACTGACTTCCGTGTAGTTTGTGATGAAACAAACAACAATCAGGAAGTTGTGGACAATAACCAATTCGTAGCGTCAATCTTTGTCAAACCTGCACGTTCTATCAACTTTGTTCAATTGAACTTTGTTGCTGTTAGAACAGGTGTGGACTTTGAAGAAGTTGTCGGTTCGGTAGGAGCATAAGACATGGCGATTTTAGGTGTAGATGACTTCAAGTCAAAACTAAAAGGTGGTGGTGCCCGTCCTAACCTCTTTAACTGTAAAGTTAACTTTCCTGCCTTTGCTATCGGTGATGCTGAATTAACATCATTCATGGCAAAAGGTGCGCAGTTACCTGCTTCCGTAATCAACCCAATCGTTGTTCCATTCCGTGGGCGACAGTTGAAGATTGCAGGAGACCGAACTTTTGAAGATTGGACTGTAACTATTATAAATGATACTGGATTCGAAATTCGTGACGCTATGGAACGATGGATGAATGGTATCAATTCACACAACGCAAACACTGGTTTCAACGATCCTGCTGAATACCAAACTGACCTTGCTGTTGAGCAACTGGACAAAGATGGACAGAAGTTGAAAGTATATCACTTCCGTTCTTGTTTCCCAGTCAACATCTCAGCAATTGACTTGAACTATGATACTGTCGATACTATCGAAGAGTTTCAGGTAACGTTCAACGTTCAATACTGGGAAGCAGATGGCGTAACTTCGTAGTTACGACAGGACTAAATATATGCGAAGGGGGGACTTTCTCCCCTTCGTACTATATCTAAAGGATAGGAAATGGCAGACGATAACAACAATATTATTAAACTATTCGGTTTCGAACTTTCTCGTACTAAGAAGAGAGAGCAAGGAAAAGAAAATGATAAACTTCCCAGTATCGTTCCGAAGACGGATGACGATGGGGCAGGATATGTTACCGCGTCTGGTTCACACTACGGACAGTACATTGATATCAATGGTGACAATGCAAAGGATAACGCAGAACTCATTATGAAGTATCGCGGAGTTGCTCAACATCCCGAAGTGGATGCGGCAATCGAAGACATAGTGAACGAGAGTATCTCTGGTTCAGAGAACGAATCACCAGTTACGATCAACCTAGATGGTGTTGAAACATCTGATAAGATCAAGAAATTAATTAATGAAGAGTTCGATAACATCACAGGTATGTTGAACTTTTCAGATCTAGGACATGATATATTCAGGTCTTGGTATGTGGATGGACGATTAGTTCACCACTTAGTTGTTAACGAATCTAACCTCAAGGCAGGTATCCAAGAGATACGTCCTATTGATGCTGTTAAGGTTCGCAAAGTTAAAGAAGTTAAGTATAAGAAAGACGATAAGACTGGTGCAAAGATTGTAGACAAGACAGAAGAGTTCTATGTCTTCCAAGAGAAGAACCAGACTCAGAGTGCAGTCAAGTTAACACCAGACTCCGTGTCGTATGTTACCTCTGGTATCACTGACCCGACTAAGAAACGTGTCGTATCTTTCTTACACAAAGCAATCAAACCTATCAACCAACTGCGTATGATGGAAGACAGTCTAGTAATATACAGACTTGCTCGTGCGCCCGAACGTAGAATCTTTTACATAGACGTGGGTAACCTTCCTGCTAACAAAGCAGAGCAACACATGAAGGAGATCCAGACTAGGTACCGTAACAAACTTGTTTATGATGCAAGTACTGGTAACCTCAAAGATGATCGTAAACATATGTCTATGCTCGAAGACTTCTGGTTACCTCGTAGAGAAGGTGGTCGTGGTACTGAGATCAGCACACTTCCCGGTGGTGAGAACCTTGGGCAGATTGATGACATTGTATACTTCCAGAAGAGATTGTATCGTTCATTGAACGTGCCTATTGGTAGGTTGGAGCAGGAATCACAGTTCAGTCTAGGAAGATCTACAGAGATCTCTAGAGATGAAGTGAAGTTCCAGAAGTTTATTGACCGTCTGAGACGTAGGTTCTCTGGACTGTTCACAACTATCTTGAAGAAGCAGTTGATCCTTAAACAGATCATCACCCCCGAAGACTGGGAGCAATTCAAGAACGACATACAGATTGACTTTGTTAGAGATAATCACTTTACAGAGTTGAAAGATTCTGAGATACTTAGAGAAAGACTAAGTACTATGGATCAGTTATCACAATACGTTGGAGAGTACTTCTCGCGTGAATGGGTAATGAAGAGTGTAATGATGATGTCTGATGAAGACATTGAACAAATGGCAAAACAAGTCGAAGCAGAGAATAGTAAGGGTGGAGACGATGACACAGGTAATGAGGAATATTAATGGAAATTGATTTAGAAACAAACCAACAACAGATCGCAGACTTTATCGATCAGATACAGGCACAGAACTTTAATCAAGCAAAGGAACACTTCGATTCTTTACTGAATGATAAAATGTCCGATGCGGCAGAAGCAGAGAAGATTAATGTTGCTGATACTATCTTTAACGGTGCCGAAGACGAGTCTCACGACGATGATAGCACAGTGGACGATGACCTAACGGATGACCCTGATGAGGTAGAGATACTTGATCAAGAAGGGGAAGTTATCCCTGCTGAAGACGAAGACTAATTAGTTTCATCTTAAAGATCTAATATGTATAAATAAATACATTAACCTCGGAAACTTAGTATGAAAACATTTCAACAGATCAGAGAGGGTGCCAAAGTTGTCTTTAATAAGAAGATAAGTAAGGTGCCAGTTAAGATCGTTAAAGAACCAAAAGGTTTCGCGGTATATATCGACGGTGATAAACTTGACGTGTTCAAGTCACAAGCAGAGGCAGAGAAGACAGCGAAGACTGTCATAAAGGAACTTAAATGAAACTGATTAGTGAATTCACTGAGACAGGTCTTGAGTGCATTATAGAAGCAAAGAAAGATGGTAGTGGTAAGAACTACGTCATCGAAGGTGTCTTCGCACAAGCAGATCAAAAGAATAGAAACGGACGTATTTATCCGCGACCCATTATGGAGAACGCAGTAAACAAATACGTCACGGAACAAGTTAGCAAGAAGAGAGCAGTCGGTGAGTTGAATCACCCCGAAGGCCCTACTGTTAACTTGGACAAGGTTTCGCACCTTATCACTGACCTTCGATTAGAAGGTAATGATGTGGTCGGAAAAGCACAAATATTGGATACTCCAATGGGTAAGATTGTTAAAGGTCTCCTTGAAGGTGGTGTACAACTAGGCGTGTCAACTCGTGGTATGGGAAGCATTGAGAACCGAAATGGTGTCGCATATGTAAAGGATGATTTTATCCTTGCAACTGTAGACATAGTACAAGACCCTTCAGCACCAGACGCATTTGTTAATGGGATCATGGAAGGTGTAGACTGGGTTTGGAATAACGGCATTTTGGAACAAAGTGTAATTGAAGATATGGAGACTGAGATCAAGAACGCACCGAAAGCGTATAGCAGTGCTGTACAAATTCGAGAGTTTAAAAATTTCCTCTCGTTAATCAAATCTAATATGTAAGGAGTCAATTATGACTGAAGAAAGTAAAGTCGAAGTTGAACTTCACGATGATATTAACGAAATCGTGGAGGAAACTCTCGAAGAAAAAGCACCTACTGCTAAAGGCATTAGTACAGACGGTCAGGAAGTATCTGAACCAGAAAGTATTGCGTCTGTAGACAAGGCGGCTAACGCAACCACACAAGCAGTAGTCCCTAAGACTAAAGCAGGTATGGTTAATGCTATGTACCAGAAGATGAACAAGTTAGACAAGAAGAGTCTTCAGGCGGCATACGGTAAAATGATGGGCGAAGAAGTAGTAGTAGATCAAGAAGTTGTTGCTGAGACTAGCACGACTGCTGAGTTAGATGCACTAGTCGAATCAGAGGCAACTCTGTCAGACGAGTTCAAGACTAAGACTCAAGCAATCTTTGAATCTGCTGTTAAGTCACAACTCTCCGAAGAAGTTGCTCGGTTAGAAGAGCAATATAAAGGTGAACTTGCTGAAGAAGTACAGACTATTAAGTCTGATCTTGTTGAGAAAGTTGACTCATACTTAAACTACGTTGTTGAGTCTTGGATGGAAGACAATAAAGTTGCTGTACAGAACGGTCTCCGTACTGAAATCGCAGAGAACTTTATGGACAAAATGAAGGACTTGTTTGTTGAGTCTCACATTACTGTTCCAGAATCTAAGGTTGACCTAGTTGATGAACTCGCAAGTCAAGTTGAAGAACTTGAAGAGAAGTTAAATTCTCAGACTGGTGAGAGCATCAAACTGTCCGAAGAACTTGAAGTACTGAAGCGTGATCAAATCATTGCTGAAGCGGCACGAGGACTGGCAGACACCCAAGTTGAGAAGTTAAAAGGTCTTGCAGAGAAAGTAGAGTTTGATGCTGATTATGCATCAAAAGTTGCCAAACTGAAAGAGCAGTACTTCTCCAAAGAAATCACTGAAGAAATGATCACCGATGAGGAACCTGAAGCACTAGTTGAAGTTTCTGATTCTATGAGCAGGTATGTCGGTAAACTTCAACAAATGTCCAAGACTGCATTTTAGTAGTCAGACAATAATAAATCTTATTTAAGGAAACAAAGATATGAACTCATATGATACTCTCGTTGAAAAATGGGCACCAGTACTGAACGAAAATAGTTCTGGTGAAATTAAAGACGCACATCGTCGAAGCGTAACTGCCGCTATCTTGGAAAACCAAGAGATCGCAATGAACGCTGAACGCGCACAATCACAAGGTTTCGGTGGATTGAACGAAGCCGCTCCCGGTAACGCTACCTCATCTGCAAGCAACTGGGATCCAGTTTTGATCTCTCTTGTTCGTCGTGCTATGCCTAATCTTATGGCATATGACGTTTGTGGTGTACAACCAATGTCTGGCCCAACTGGTCTCATCTTCGCGATGAAGGCACGTTATGGCGCAGGTGCAACTGGATCTCGTGAAGCATTGTTCAACGAAGCAGAGACTCAATTCTCTGGTGATCGTTCTACTAGTCACGATTCAGACAACGCTTCTGGTTTCAGTGGTATTTCTGATGACTCGGTAACTGGTACTCGTACTGTCGATAGTTCTGTAGATGATTCTCGTCTAACTAGCACTTTCGCTTCTGGTATGACTACTGCCACGGCTGAAGCACTGGGTGACGGTGTTGGCGCACCATTCGCTGAGATGGGATTCACCATCGAAAAAGCAACTGTGACTGCTAAGTCTCGTGCATTGAAAGCAGAATACTCGCTTGAACTTGCTCAAGATCTTAAAGCAATCCACGGTTTGGACGCTGAAACTGAACTTGCTAACATTCTTAGCACAGAGATCCTTGCGGAAATTAACCGTGAAGTTATCCGTACTATCAACAGTCAAGCAAAAACTGGTGCTTTGCAATCTAACGTTGCTACTCGTGGTATCTTCAATCTCAGCACTGATGCTGATGGTCGTTGGTCTGCTGAGAAGTTCAAAGGTCTAGTAGTACAGATTGACCGTGAATGTAACGTGATCGCTAAAGAAACTCGTCGTGGTAAAGGTAACGTAGTAATCTGTTCTTCAGATGTTGCTACTGCTCTTTCTGCTTCTGGTATGCTTGATTACAGTCCCGGTCTTGCTACTTCTTTGCAAGTAGATGATACTGGTAACACCTTTGCAGGTACTTTGAATGGTCGCATTAAAGTGTATATAGATCCATACGCCACTGCTGATTATATCACAGTTGGTTATAAAGGAACTAACGCTTATGACGCAGGTGTATTCTACTGCCCATATGTGCCTTTACAAATGGTTAAAGCAGTTGGTGAAGATAACTTCCAACCGAAAATTGGTTTCAAGACTCGGTACGGAATGGCATCTAACCCATATGTTGGAGCAACTCCTTCAAGCAATGAACTTGCCGCTGTTAAGACCAACCAATACTACAGAATCTTCCGCGTAGACAACATCCTCGCCTAAGTAGTAGTATAAAAATAAGAGTAGGGTTAACCTACCTTCTTTCAGGGACTCTTCGGAGTCCCTTTTTTTGTCTGTATTATTTGTATAAATAGAAGTATATAATAGAGAGGTCAACATGGCATTAACAGAGAATAAAAACTACCTACAACCCACAGGGTTTAGGTTAATCATAGCAGGAGACGAGTACAAGAACCTAGAGTACTTTATACAGTCTGTTATCCATCCCGGTTCTAGCGTTACTCCATTGGAGATGCCAGTTGCGCGAATCACGTCTGTCCCTTTGGCAGGTGATAAGATCCAATATGGTGAGTTACAAGTAGAGGTAATATGCGATGAAGACATGACTGCATACAAAGAGATGCAGGGTTGGTTGGAACGTATTGTTACGGACGGACAGGTTGATGGTAACGAAGGTGGGAAGGTCAGTACCTACTCTGACATTACTCTTGTTATACTAACAAGTCATAACAATAAGAACGTGACCTTTAAGTACAATGATTGCTTGCCTACTAACGTGGGTCAGATCTCAATGAACTCTAATGTCGCAGACGTAATTTATCCTACATTCAATGTATCATTTCGGTTCAGTTCTTTCGAGTTAAAGTAAATGCAGAAAGTCTATATTATGAATGAGAGGTTACTCTCTATCCTTGATAGATGGGTACTGTTCGTTGACAAGTATGATGTTATGTCTAACAACACAATGTTAGATGGTAAAGACAGAGATCACTATGTTAGCAATGAGTACTTGGAATCAATACAAGCAGATCATATAGGTCATCCTGAGACCGCAAGATCATATTGTATCAAACCTCCTCACTACAAGGGGGTTGACAAGAACTACCAACTAGAGTATAATATACTCGACTCAGAGATGAGAACAGAGTTGGGTGTCAGACAATCAGCACTATCACAGTTGTACCCCGAAGATGGATTCATTGCTTGGCATTCTAATGCCGATGCATCATCATTCAATCTTATATTCACATGGAGTGAGAAGGGAGACGGTTACTTCAAGTACGTTGATCCTATCACAAAGAACCATATATGGATGGTAGACAAGAAGGGTTGGCAGTGCAAGGCAGGTTACTTTGGTTCTAACGATGAACCAGATAAGGTAATGTACCATTGTGCCGCAACCAACTGTAAGAGAATCACATTGAGTTACACGTTAGGTTTCGATGAGTCCTATTGGAAGGACGCTATTGAACATATAAATACAAAGGTATGATAGAGTATCATGGGGCGTGATGCTTAATATAGACCACCCACTAAAGTCGGTTATAGTCTATCATACACTATTATAATTAGAGAGAGAATATTATGTTGTTAGACCTTGAAAGTATTATGGAAGAGTGGAAGAAGGATGCAGAGATCCCTACACACAAATTAGATGATACATCTAGACAGACCCCATCCTTACACGCAAAGTATTTGCAGTACCTATCCTTGACTAAGTTGCAGTTGAAACGCACAGAGCATTCACAGGCAATCTTGTTGAAGGACAAGTGGGCGTATTACAATGGCAAGATGTCTCGCGAAGAGATAGAAGCAACTGGATGGAACCCAGATCCGTTTAACGGACTGAAGATCTTGAAGGGCGAGTTAGAATACTATTACAATGCTGATCCAGAACTTCAAAGAAGCGAAGAGAAGATCGCATACCTTAACACTATTATAAGTACACTTACAGAGATTGTTGATAGTTTGAAGTGGAGACACCAAACGATTGGCAATATTATTAAGTGGCGAGCATTTGAAGCAGGTGGTTAATGGAAGATAATACTATACGCGTAGGTATGATGTCACACTCATACATAGCGATAGATGCTAATGCGGCACAGGATCAGGAACTCCGTGAGTTCTTTGCATTCTTTGCTCCCGGTTACCAGTATATGCCAGCCTATAAAAGGAAGGTGTGGGATGGTCGGGTGAAGTTGTACAACCAAGTGACCAAGCAAATGAACGTTGGTCTCTATCATCACTTACGAAAGTTCTGTGCTGATCGGTTCTATCCCTTACAGATCATTGAGCATGAAGAGTATGGTATTCCGTCTGCCAAGGATGAGGTTGATCATCCGTCACTGATTAAGACTATGAGTTCATGGCAGATGCCGTTCGAAGCATATGATTATCAGTACAAAGCAATCAGTCATGGTATCGAAAGTATGAGGTGTTTGCTACTCTCTCCAACTGGGTCAGGGAAGAGTTTCATTATATACAATTTGATGCGGTTTGTCAAGGAAAATAAAGATGTATCTAAAACTTTAATCATTGTGCCTACCACAAGTCTGGTAGAGCAGATGTACAAAGACTTTGCCGACTATGGGTATGACGTGGATGAGAACGTCCATATGATCTACTCAGGTAAAGATAAGGTGACGGACAAACCTGTCATCATATCTACATGGCAGTCGATCTATAAGTTTGGTGTGGAATGGTTTGAGCAGTTCGATGCAGTGTTTGGTGATGAGGTACACCTGTTTAAGGCAAAGTCTCTATCTACTATGATGGACAAGTGTATCAATGCAAGGTATAGATTCGGTACTACAGGAACGTTGGATGGTACTGAGACGAACAAACTTGTACTAGAAGGTTTATTCGGGCCAGTATTTACGGTGACTAGCACCGCACAATTGCAGAAAGATAAACAACTAGCAGACCTTGACATCTCTATTCTGCTGTTACGTTACCACAATGATAAGTGTCATTGGATGAAGGACAAGACCTATCAGGAGGAGATAGACTTCATTGTTACTAACAAAGCACGGAACAACTTCATTACTAAGTTGACAGTAGACCAGACAGGTAATACCTTGGTCATGTTCCAGTTTGTAGAGAAGCACGGCAAGATACTATTTGAACTTATCAAGGATGCAGTATCCGATGACCGTAAGGTGTTCTATGTGTCTGGTGAGGTTGGCGCACAAGATCGCGAGAAGATCCGTGGTATAGTAGAGGGAGAAGACAATGCTATTATCGTTGCCTCTCTAGGTACCTTTAGTACAGGTATAAATATAAAGAACCTGCACAACATTGTATTTGCTACACCCAGTAAGTCTCAGGTTAAAGTATTACAGAGTATTGGACGAGGACTAAGGAAGTCAGACAATGGTGTTGCAACTAAGTTGTTTGATATTGCTGATGACTTCCATGTAGATAAACATAAGAACTTTACTCTACGTCACAGTGCCGAAAGGATTAAGATATACACGAAGGAAGGATTTAAGTACAGTATTTACCCTATTAACTTAAAGGAGCAAACCGATGACTGATAATATAAAGCAACTGAAGTTGGTTACTGGTGAAGAGATAATCTGTGAAATCATTGAAGAGGATGATCAAGATCTAATCATAAGAAATCCACTTGCCTTTGAATATAAAGTTACACCCGAAGGAGATCGAATGTGGTCTTATCGTCTGTTCATGTGTTACCAAGACGATCCTGATAAATTGATTCTAATTAAGATCGATAAGATTGTGGCAATTGCTAACCCAGTCCCATCGATAGTGAAACAATATATAAAGGGTGTAGAATCA